AGGATAACAGAAGGCTCAACTAATCTTTACTATACAACAGCACGTTCTGCCCTTAAAGCAGATGCTGTATTTGTAGGCGCTTATACTTCTTTCACTTCGGCAACGAGTTCGGCAGTAGGAACACTTGCATATGCAACAGATTTAGATGCTTTTTATATCGTTGAGGCAGCGGGAACACCACCGCTTACAATTAACATATGGAAACAACTGGCACCAAGACCAACATATTCTGGCGCTTATACTTCTTTTCCTGCCGCGAGCAGCGTTCCAGATAATTCATTTGCTTACGCAACTGATGAAGGAGTCTTGTATATTCAATACAATTCAGGTCTTATTCAGTCTTGGTTTAGAGTCGCCAATTTTGGTAACGTAGTTACACAAACTTCATTTGGTGCTGCTAACGCTGACGGCGTTGCTAACACATATTCTCGTTCAGATCACTCACACGGTACTCCTTCACTTGAATCACCAGCACTTACTGGAACTGCTACAGCAGTTAATTTAACTGTATCTGGAAATTTGACGGTAAATGGAACAACAACAAACATTAACTCAACCAGCCTTGTTGTAGAAGACAAGAATGTTATTCTTGGAGATGTTGAAACACCAACTGATACAACCGCTGATGGTGGAGGTATCACACTCAAAGGTGCTACAGACAAGACTTTTAACTGGGTTGATGCTACAGACGCATGGACTTCATCAGAGCATATAAACCTTGCTTCTGGAAAGTCTTTATATTTAAACGGTACTCTATTAAAAGATGCTACAGAAACATTAACCAATAAGACTTTAACAAGCCCAGTATTAACAACTCCAACAATTAGCACTATTGATGCTGCTGGAGATTTACTTGTTGGTACCGCAGACAATACGCTAGGAAGAATTGCTATTGGAACTAATGGTTATTTATTAACTTCAAATGGAACCACTGCTGTATGGGCAGCAGCCCCAGCAACTGGACCAACTGCTGAAGAAATTGTTATGGGCGTTTATTAAAAAATAAATCACTAACCTTAAAGTAAAGATTTACACGCTTTTTTAAGCGTGTTTTTCTTTTTAAATACATGATATACTTAGGAGTGTTTTTAAATATATAAAACACTTAATATTTGCTATGAAAGGTAAACCAATGTCTGACGTATTTTCTTTTCGCTTTTCTGATGATTTTGTAAACAAATATATTGAAATTGAACCACCATTTGGGTTCAAAGATGCAGGTGGAAACTCATTAGGAGAGATTACTTTTGTTCGTACTTACTCCCGTGTAAAAGACGATGGAACTAAGGAACGATGGTATGAGGTTTGTAAAAGAGTAATCGAGGGTATGTATTCAGTACAGAAGAATCACGCAAAAGAAAACAGACTGCCTTGGAATGACTATAAAGCACAAAAATCAGCACAAGAAGCATATGACCGTATGTTTAATCTTAAGTGGACTCCACCAGGAAGAGGTCTTTGGGCTTTTGGTACCCCAATGACAATGGAAAGAAAAAACTCTGCATCCCTTCAAAATTGTGCAATGGTTTCAACCAGAGACATTGATCGCAACGATCCAGGATCTTTATTTGCATGGGTTATGGATGCTTTGATGCTTGGTATTGGAGTTGGTTTTGACACGGTAGGTCAAGAAAAAGATCTATCTATCTATGCACCAACAGAACCAGCATCTATATACGAAATTCCAGATACTCGTGAAGGATGGGTAGAATCTGTTAGACTTTTGCTTAATTCATTTTTGAGAGCAAATCAACCAATTCAAGAATTTAACTATGACTTGATCCGTCCTCTAGGAGCCCCAATTAAGGGCTTTGGTGGGGTTGCTAGCGGTCCAAAACCATTAATGGATCTACACACAATGATCCGTAAAGTAATTGGTTCTAGAGCAGGAGAGAAGTTTGATTCTAGAGCAATTGTAGATATTGTAAATCTTATTGGAACGTGTGTTGTTTCTGGAAATGTTCGTAGATCTGCAACACTTGCTCTTGGAAATCCAAATGATAAAGACTTTATTAATCTTAAAAACTCAGAAGTGTTTCCAGATCGTAACTCGTTTGACTCAGAAAATCCGGGATGGGCATGGATGAGTAATAACTCTATCTCTGCTGAAGTTGGAACTCATTATGAAGATTATGTAGATTTAATTGCAGATAATGGAGAGCCTGGTTTTATTTGGCTTGATGTTGCAAGAAATTATGGTCGTCTTGCAGATCCAGCAGATGGAAAAGACTATCGTGTTATGGGTTTTAATCCTTGTGCAGAACAACCCTTAGAGTCATATGAATTATGCACACTAGTTGAGGTTCATTTAAATCGTCATACAGACAAAGAAGATTTTATGCGTACCTTAAAATTTGCATATCTTTATGGAAAGACTGTAACCTTGCTTCCAACACACTGGCAAATTACAAACGGTATTATGCAAAGAAACCGTAGAATCGGAACATCATTAACTGGCATTGCATCTTTCACTGATATCAATGGAATGCCAACAACCAGACAATGGATGGATGAGGGATACAATAAGATTCGTCACTATGATAAAAGATATTCAGAATGGTTATGTGTTCGTGAATCAATTCGTGTAACTACCGTGAAACCTTCAGGGTCTGTTTCGTTACTTTCTGGAGCATCTCCAGGAGTTCACTGGTCTGTTGGTGGAGAGTATTTCTTACGTGCAATTCGTTTTGGAAATACAGATCCAATGCTACATTTATTTAAAGCAGCAGGGTATAAAATTGAAGATGATTTAGTATCAGCAAACACCACAGTAGTATACTTCCCAGTATCTTCAGGACATCCAAGATCTGAGAAGGATGTAAGTTTGTTTGAAAAGATTGGTCTTGCTGCAACTACACAAAAGTATTGGTCAGATAATGGAGTATCTGTAACTTTATCTTTTGACAAAGAAACAGAAACAAAGCACATTGCTCCAGCACTTCATATGTACGAAGGTCAATTAAAAGCAGTTTCTTTTCTTCCAATGGGAAATCACACTTATCCACAACAGCCATATACACAAATTACTAAAGAAGAGTATGATGGTTATGTTGGAAAGGTTGCTCATATTAATTTTGATGCAATTTATGACGGTATTGAGAACCTTGATTCCATTGGAGAGAATTATTGTACAACAGACTACTGTGAAATAAAATTAGAAACTAGCAACTAAAAATAACCTTAGTGTGGTAAAATGGAGTAATAATGACTACTGCTTCTAATTTATATGCCGAGAAAATTTTTGCCGAGCATCCGCTTGCAATTTGGCCATTAGATGATTCAGCAGATTACATATCTTTAATATCAGAAGCACAAAGAAATATCAGTACTTGGACTCTAACAAACGGAACAGTCACATCAGGATCAGTTCCAGTAGAAAATTTTATAGAGCAAACAGAGCCTTTTACAAATAGTCATCGTAAGATTTTTGTTCCAACAACTCCTACTGGTGCAGCAGTAACCTCTTATTTAAAAAGTGCAAATTTAATAAACTTTCAAGAGTTAAATGCTCCACTGCAAACTTTTGCTATAAGCACATACTATTATGCAAAAACTTCAAGGATTCAATCTATTGCCATTGGCTATGAGTATTCAAGTGGAGATCCAGCAGTAGTAACTTCAGTATTTGAAACTGTTACAGATATTGAATTAAATGACTGGATTCCAATTTCAAAAACATTTACATTTCCAACAAATGTTGATGCAGAGTTTAAAATTGTTTTTAAAATTATATCCTCTGATGGAGGAGTTTCAGGAGATTATGATGTTCAATTTAATGGAATTACCGTAGGTCAACATAGTGAAGAATTTAATGCAACATCATTAGGTCAAATAAAGGGAACTTTTCCAGTTGATATTAACTTGTCATTAAATGGAGTTATTGATGCAGACGCTTATGGACTTAATGCAGAAAAAGGATATTATGTTGTAGAAGATAATTCTTTGACTGCCAAAAATTTTGGTGTCCCTATTGTGTATGGTTCTGCTAGGGCTGTTGAAATAATTCCACACTCAGTAATTGTTGACTATAGAACTTGGGATCAAGTTGCAGATGAAAGTTGGAGTTATTGGGAAGAACAAGAGGAATCATGGACAGACGTCCATCTTTTTACAGATGAACAAGATTTAATTGTTAATACTAAACCATCTTTTATTTTTCCAGGATATGGATTTTTAAATGAATCTGGAAGAAATAACAATTACACTTTAGAGTTTTGGCTACAGGCAGATGTAAATACAACAGATGCAAAAAGAATTTTAGGTCCAATATCATCAACAGATGGCTTATATGTAAAAGATTGTTTCTTAACTCTTGCTATTGATGGAAACTTTGTTTCACATTATGTTGGTGAATGGTTTAGGCCAATGATTATTCATATTAAAATTATTAGAGATGAAGCAACACTTATGGTAAATGGAGAAGATGTTGGAACTCTTTTAATAAATACTTCCACTATGACTCTTCCTCCCGAATATTCAGTTGAAGATCCCACCAGAAGTAATGATTGGATTGGAATCTATGCTTATGAAACTCTTGTAGATCAAATTAAAATAGATTGTATTGCTATATATCCTTATTCTATTTTAAATAATGCTGCAAAAATTCATTATATTTTAGGTCAAGGAGTTCCATCAAAACCACAGATCGTAGATTCCTACTACGGAGGATCTACTGCAGAAATAGATTATTCTGTTGCAAATTATAGTAACAACGTTACTTTTCCAACTACTAGAGCCTGGAGTTCTGGATCAACAGATACATTGGTTCCAGATGTTGTAAGATTAAAAACGCCAAACTATGTTTTACCTAATTTTGTTTTGACTGGATCTTCTGGAACAAAAACTATAAAAGAATTAGAAGCCGACAACAAATTAATTCAAGATGAAACAAATAAATTTTTTACTTTAAAACCATCTAATGAGTGGACCGACAACTCTTATGTTTATTTTGAAAATCTTTCTTTTCTTTCAAACTCCTTAGACTCTATTGTTGGAACTTTTAAGGTTACTGAAGATGAAGATGGAACTTTGTTATTTTTGCAAAAAGAAAGTAGTAGTTTTAGTATTGAAAGAGAGTCAGGAAATTTAAAATATTTATTTAGACATAATCTTGCTTCAGGTGATCCATCGGTAGTAATTAAATCAGTAGCCTGCCCAGCAGGAATTTTTTCTGCGGGAATTCAAATATCAAAATTACTTGAAGAAAGTCTAGTAGATGGATTGTCTCAATTCTTTTCAAACCCCTCGTCATTAAAATTATATATTGGAAGCAGACCCAACTCATCAAACATGTTTACTGGCAATATCTACAAGGTATCTATTAGCACCTTTAAGCATACAAATACGATAAGCACATATTTTGAAGAAGATGGAACTGCAGATGCAGATGCTAATTTTATTGATCATGTTGGAAGTTATAGCATTTTTTCTTTTGAAGACTATGGTGGATTTTTCATTGATATTGCAACATTTGGTTATTGGGAATCCTATACTCCATTGTCGTCCCTTGCAAAAAACTCTTTAAATGTTTTAGAAGAAACAGTTTTAGACATTGATTTTATTCAATTTAATTTTGACTATCCATCACCATCAGAAACTCAAGATGAAGAAAGCGGAGAAGAGTCTGGATATTGGATAGACAATAGTGAATCAATTAACACAGACAATTCTAACGTAAGAGCCTATGTTACTTTTCAAAATATTTTAGAAAATGTTACACAAACAGATTTTGAATACACAACAACAATGCCAGCACTTAAAAATAGAATTCTTGATTTAAATGAAGAAGCAAATTGGGAAACAAAAAGGTTTGAAATTGTTGACAACTATTTAATCTATCCATCAAAAACAGTTGATTTTAATAATATTGTAATAGTCTATCTTCTAACATTTAAAGTTTTTGGCATTTTGCACAACCAAGTTTCTTTAAGAAAGTTGGAACTTGCTGCAAAAACTTTTAATGCAACAGTACCCAATCCAATAAATACCAGATATGCAATAGAGATAGAGCCATATGTTTTAGAGCAAGACTCTGGATCAACAGAATTATATGATTACAAAGCACAAAATCCTTATTTAATTGATAAGGAAAGTGCTCCATACCTTTACTTGACAAGAAAAAGCGGGATTGAATTAATAGGAGGAACAACCAACCTAGATCGTGGAATCTCTATTGATGTTAACCCAACCGAAATAAATCCTTTTTCTGTGAGTGCAATGCAATTATTTTTAAGATTAGATTTATGGGGCTTTCCACAAAACCCAGTTTTAATATTTGAAATAGAAAATGCTGTTGATACTTTGCAATTTTATATTCAGGCTAACTCATCAAATGCAGACAGAGGAAGAATTTTTGCAAAAACAAAATCTAATGACCTTCCTTATGGTTTAATTGATTATTATGTAGATGGACTGTACGTTTCCGACCCAACGCTTAGTATTCAAAGATGGGCAGTTTTAGGAATGTCTTTTCCAACCAACTTAAATTTTAATGCTTTTAATGGAAAAATTAACTTAAGAAATCTTATGACCTTTAATAACATTTCTTTTTATAAAGGAACAAAATCACAGTTAGAATTTTCCAATATTTACAGGTCTTGGGCAGAAGTTGAAGATGAGAGTTGGTCTTATTGGGATAATGGCACAAACGATTTTCTAGTTGCAGATTGGAACAATGTTTTAATTAAAAGAAGAGATAGTAGGTATGTTGTTAATGCTGGAGAAGTTTATAACAACTATACTGGAACAAATAAAATTATTATAGACGATAATGAAGGAATTTACCTAGAAACAGATGAAGTTTCTGTAATTCAAGACGCTATTTGGCAAAACTCTGTACTACCTCCAGCATAATATGGTATACTAATGGTTATGAGAGAGAAAAAACCAGGAGAAGTTGGTAAGTCCAAGATAAAACTTATTGAAAAAAACTATGACTGGGGTTTATATTTTTGGGAAAAACCCAATGGCAAGGTCTTTGGAGATGGTCACGGAAACCTTTTAAACATTCCTGCACGTAAAGGTGATCTTGAAAAGATCATGGAATTACGCAAAGCAGCAGAATATTGGGGTCAGCCAGAAGGAAAACCAGTTTTTCATCCTGGTGTAAACCGTGTAAGCGAAATGGAATACTCTGAGCAGATTGCCAGAATGAAAGAAGGACTTATTCCTAATATGAATGATTTGGGTGCGGTCCATGCAGCACAGCAAACAATAAAGGAGCATGGTTCCGATGATTGATGAAGAAGAGTACTATCTTGGTGCAAGTATTGACAATCTTAAAGACAAAGATGATGAATTTAAAAAGAACGATCCTTTTAATAAAAACTGGGATTTTATTAAAAATTTAAACAATCTTGATCAAAACTTTAAAAGACGAACTGCTCGTAACATTGGTAAAGCAGTAGATCCAAATTCTGCATATTTGGATAGCGCAAATGCAGTTCAGTCTGGAACAGACAACACAAAATCAAAGGCCATAAATCCAGGAACAGCAGTTAGAAATGGTTACGGACTTTTTGATGTAATTACACCTCCTTATAACCTTTATGAATTAGCAAACTATTACGATACATCTTTTGCAAACCATGCTGCTATTGACGCTAAAGTAGAGAATGTTGTTGGTCTTGGTTATGACTTTGTTGTTTCTTCACGTACCATGTTAAAACTTGAAAATGTTGAGGATGAGAATTCTCTTGGTCGTGCTCGTAAAAGAATTGAAAGAGCAAAGATTGAAATGCGTGATTGGCTAGAAAACCTTAATGATGATGACAGTTTTACAAAAATTATGGAAAAGATTTATGTAGATGTACAAGCAACTGGAAACGGATACATGGAAATTGGTCGTAAAGTAACAGGAGAGATTGGTTACATTGGTCATATTCCATCAACAACAATGCGTGTTCGCAGACTAAATGACGGATATGTTCAGATTATTCAGCCATCAGTTACATACTTTAGAAATTTTGGGGCAAAGAATCAAAACCCTGTAACAACAGATACAAGACCAAATGAAGTTATTCATTTTAAGCAATACTCTCCATTAAATACTTATTATGGAGTTCCAGATATTATTTCAGCCCTTGCTTCACTTATTGGTGATCAACTTGCGTCAAACTACAATATTGATTATTTTGAGAACAAAGCAGTGCCAAGATATGTTATTACACTTAAAGGTGCTAAGTTAAGTGCAGATGCAGAAGACAAAATGTTTAGATTTTTACAAACTGGCTTAAAGGGTCAGTCTCACAGAACTTTGTATATTCCACTTCCAGGAGATACTGAAAACAATAAGGTTCAATTTGAAATGAAGCCAATTGAGAATGGTGTTCAAGAGGGATCTTTCAAAGAGTATAGGCTTCAAAATAGAAATGATATTTTAGTAGCCCACCAAGTACCATTGTCTAAGTTAGGTGGGGGTGATTCAGGATCAATTGCAAACGCTTTAGCACAAGATCGTACTTTTAAAGAGCAAGTTTCACGACCTGCACAAAACGAAATTGCAAAACTTATTGGCAAAATTGTTCGTGAAAAAACTGACATTCTTGAACTTAAATTTAACGAACTTACGCTTACTGATGAAATTGCTCAGTCTCAAATTCTTGAACGGTATGTTAAGACCCAAGTAATGATGCCAAATGAAGCAAGAGAAAAACTTGGATTACCAATGATTAAAGATGGAGACACTCCATTTGAAATGACTCCAAGACAGGCAACAGATGCTAGAGCAAATTTAGCAGGGAACAGAGAAAGAGATTCACAAAGAGCAAACAATAATTCTGATAGCCCATCCACAATTGCTGGAAGAAATGCACAAGGCGAAGGCAGATCTTCTAGTTAATAAAAAGTGTTAAAATAGTTGGTATAATAGTAAGGATATGGATATCATTAATAAAGCGCATTGGAAATCGGATGGCAACAATCTTAGATTGTCTATGCCAATCTCAAAGATTGATCAAGAGCGCAGAATTGTTTCGGGATTTGCAACTCTTGATAATTTAGACAAACAAAATGACATTGTAACAAGCGATGCAAGCATAAAAGCATTCGCTGCGTTTAAAGGAAACATAAGAGAAATGCATCAACCATCTGCAGTTGGTAAGATGGTTTCATTTAAAGAAGACAAGTATTTTGATGCCGACTCAAAAAAGTTTTACTCAGGAGTTTTTGTTTCTGCTTACGTTTCAAAAGGAGCGCAAAACACTTGGGAAAAGGTTTTAGACGGTACCCTTTCTGGATTTTCAATTGGTGGAATTATGAATAAATGGGATGATGGATATGATGAAAAAGTTGATCGCCCAATTAGAATTATTAAAGATTACGATTTGTTTGAACTATCTCTTGTTGATACTCCAGCGAACCAATTTGCTAACGTTGTATCAATTGAAAAAATTGATGGAGTAAACATTATGAAGGGTGACATTGCCGACCTTGCCGTAGAAAATGTTTTTTGGGATAAAGAATCTGGATTGATTATGATTTCAGAAAATGATTTTGAATTAAGTCCTACAAGCGGAAGTCAAATGAAAAATATAGGTTTTGTTGAAAAGTCTGATACAGACAAAGATAAGATGATAAAGTTCTTAGTTGATAGTGCAAAAGGCATTAGTGCAATTAAGATGCAAAAGGAGGTAAGTCCTATGACAGAAGAGACAACAAACGTTGTTGATAATGTTGAGGTCGTACCAGAGGCAACTGAGACAGTTGTAACTAAAAGCGTAGATGCTGAAGTTGCAGAAACTGTTGCAGTTGAAACAAATGAGGCAGTTGTTGAGACTGAGATTGTTAAATCAGAAGAAGTTATTGAGACTGTTGAAAAAACAGAAGAGATCGCTAAGTCTGATGATGCTGCAGTTGAAGCAATTGCTGAAATCAAGAATACTCTTGCTAATGCCTTTGGCGATCTAACAGCAATGGTTAAATCATTAAATGATGAGACTGTACTAAACTTACAGGCTCAAATTGCTGATCTAAGTAAGTCAATCCAAAACATTTCCGGTGAGGTTAAAGAAGTTAAGGATTCTTATAATGAGTTTGGAAAAAGAGTGGATGCTGTAGAGCAAGACACCGCTTTCCGCAAGTCTGGCGATCTCGGTGAGATTGTTCAGGAGCCAGAAATGGTTCAAAAATCAGTATGGGGCGGACGTTTCCTCACAAACGCTGACCTGTTTAAGTAGGAATTCACTTGGAGGTGAACAATATGTCAGAACAAATTATTAAAAATCAACCAGGTAGTGGTGGCGCTTCGGACTCAGGTTTGTACAACGCAGACGGAGGTTTCGCATCTGGTGGAATCGGTGGAGTAACTACTCCAACAACAGGAGTCTTAGGAAATATTCCTACCGCTCTTTCTGGAATCACATCCGGTTCAAATGCTGTAAATCCTTCGGGTGCAGCAGGTAGTGGAATTCTACGACCTGAACAGGCTCGTCAATTTATTGACTATGTTTGGGATGCAACTGTTCTTGCGAAAGACGGACGTAGAGTTACAATGCGAGCAAATACAATGGAACTTGAAAAAGTTAACGTTGGTGAGCGTGTAATTCGTGCTGCTTCTCAAGGAGACGGTGCATACACAAACGCTGGTGCTACTTTTTCTAAAGTAGAATTAACAACCAAAAAGATTCGTCTTGATTGGGAAGTTACATCAGAAGGTCTAGAAGATAATATTGAAGGGGCTGCTCTTGAAGATCATCTTGTTCGTTTGATGACCAACGCATTCGGTAATGATATCGAAGACTTGGCTATTAACGGAGATGGTTCAACAGGATCATTCCTTTCTATTATGGAAGGCTTTGTTAAAAAAGTTACAACAGGAAGCGGAGCGGGTCACGCACACGATTCAGTTCTTCCAGCAGTTGTATCAGATAACTGGACAACTCCAGTTATGCAAGGCATTATCAATGCAATGCCACGTAAATATCGTGCACTTAAGAACAATCTTAAGTTCTATGCAGGTACAGATGTTTTCCAAAGCATCGTACGTAACAACGGTACTCTTGCAGATGCTATTTCTGAGGCTTTCTCAAGCCGTAATGGTAGCACACAAGCAAATCGTCAAGACTATCTTGATGGCGTAGGACAGACATTCGGAGGAGCCCGTACCACTCGTGTACTTGGCGTTGACGTAATGGAAGTTCCTTACTACCCAGAAGATTATGTCGATCTTACCTTCCCACAGAACCGTATTTGGGGATTCCAACGGGATATTACCGTCAATCGTCAATATGTTCCAAAGAAAGATACAATTGAATACACCGTATTCGTACGTTTTGGTGTTCAAATTGAAGAAGAAGATGCAATTGCCTACAAGGACATTGCTGCTTCCTAATCATTAAGCAATTATCTAGGGCAGGGGATTCGTTCTCTGCCCTTTTTAATTAAATCTGATATAATAATAACAAAGGAGTAAAATGTCAACTGTAAAGAAAACAACTCAAGAAAAGATTGTTGAAGTAAAAGAACAAAACAGTCAGGCAGTAATCTACTCTGATAAAAACCTTTATTTTGATACATACGGACACATAGATAGAGGGTATAATATTGTTAAAACAGAATTTCTTGATATATACCTACAACACAAATCAGTTAGAGAGGCTAGCGCTCTAGAACTTGCAAAGCACTATGGTATTAAATAATGCAAGTACTGAGACTTCCGCCATACCCAATCACTATTACCTATGATGTTCCAAATGCTTATGCTGATTACTTATTAGTTATTGAAAGCCCAGATTTTACAGAAATTGAAGAAGAAGTTACCTCAAATGCCAACAAAAAAATATCTTATGTTTTAGATGACGACTACGTAAAATATGATGGATCTTATACCCTTACAATCTATGAAGCCGAAAGTGGAGCAGGCGCAGACATTGTTGTTCAAGATAGCCTTGAAATTTATAGACCATATGCTGATCCAAATGATTTAGCAACTACAGCAACTGAAATTGCAGAATATAAAAAACAAGAATTTTTAGCAAGATCTATTATTGACGCAGTTCTTGAAGAGGGATTTTATTATAAAAAGAAAATAATTGAGTATGTAGGACTTGGAACTGACTATGCACCAATTAACTATAAAAGTCATAAAGTTTTAAAAGTATATCAAGACAACATTCTTCACTATGACACCAGTCTAGCAACCCCAGCAATTTTTGGAATTACCTTTAAGTTAAGTGATAATGGAACTGCGGTTATTAAAGATTTGCCAGGAGAAGAATATAACAGATCAGAGCAGGCTCCTTTGTTTTTGCCAACTGCCCAGTCAGACTGGCTTGGACCAATCGGCTACGGCAACTCCTTTGACAACCAATCAGACTTTACTTTTGTTTTAGAAACGGGATTTAAAGTAGTTCCTCTTGATATTAAAGAAGCAACATTAATGCTAATGGATGACATTCGTTGTGGCAAACTTGATTATTATAAGAGATATGTAACTACTTATAATACAGATCAATTTAAACTTCAGTTTCATAAATCAATATTAAATGGTACTGGAAATCTTTTAGTTGATAAAATCCTTTCAAAGTATATAGCAGATTCCAGAGTTAAAATCGGAGTCTTGTAATGTCATGCGAAGCAACAGACTTTATGTATCCAATGATTGCAGATATATACTATCCAACTATTGAGCGTGATATGTATGGCTCTGGTTTAAAGAATTGGATTTTTGACAAAAGCGTTATTGTTAATTTTACTCCAGGCGGAACTGCATTAGCAGAAGATATTAAGGCAAAGGTTTTTACAAAAAATGAAAACATGCTTATTGGAAGAATTAAAAATGACATTCGTAAATCAACAAATAAAGAAAATAATTCACTTACAAACATTATTATTACAAACATAAGAAACAGTATGGATGAACTCATATATCAAGAAACTTCTGGAGAGCGTTCTGGAAAAGGTACAATTTATGAAATTGCTACTTATGATCCAGTAGTAAACCCTTTTGGTACAATAGATTACTACAAGGTTGTTTTACGAAGAACAGAAAACCAAAGTGGGGCTGACTAATGCAAGTTAAATTTGATGATAAAAAATTTATGAAAAAGATGAATAATATTGTTGATTATTCTTTTGGATTTTTTGAAGGGGCACAAAAAGGAAAAACAATATTTTTAAATAACTTAGGAAGAGACACAGTAGAAGCATTAAAGATGTTCGTTGATGCAAATGCAAAAATGGATCCAATGTCTATGCATCATGTTTATGAATGGGGCAAAGTTGGAATGGCATCTAAAAGACTTTTTGAAGTTGACCATACCGTAAGTAATTTAGGATTATCTATTAAGTCTAATTTTAAACAATCAACATCAATTAAACAGGGTTCTTTGGTTCCATTTTATAACAAAGCAAGAATTATGGAGTATGGCCAACCAGTTGTGATTAAACCAAGAAACGCTTCCGTACTTTCTTTTGATGTTGGGGGAGAACAAATTTTTACAAAAAATCCAGTTAATGTTTCAAATCCTGGAGGAGATTGGGTTCAAGGTTCCTATGAAAAAACATTTGATAACTTTATGAATTATTATTTTAAACAAACATTTTTAAGAGCATCTGGAATTTATGATCATTTAAGTAATCCAGCAGTATATAAAAAGAATTTAAGAGCAGGATCAAATACTGGAAAATCAAAAGGTAGAGAAGTTGGCTATCGTTGGATTACAAACATTAATGTGGGGGTAGAGTAAAATGGCAACTAAAGATGTAATAGATCTACCTTTTCCACCAGTTTGGATAAATGCTTATATTCAAGCAGCACTAAATGAATACGGGTTTAGTGTTTTGACAATACCATCTAACGCAGCAGCAATTGATGATTTAAGTAAAAACAGAGTAGATATACCAATACAATATGATGATGAAGGAATTGCTTTAAATCAACAACCAGACGTAATTGTTCAATATGATAGACTTTTTAGATATAGAAGAAGTGGTTTGTATCCACTTAAGTGTGAGCAGTTACTGTATTATGTATACTCCACTCCCAGCAAAATTTTAGATGTTAGCACAATTTTATCTCAACTATTAGATAGGGCAGATGCAGCAGCAGAAGACCTAAATAAATGGGCAATGAGAAAACAAAATGGAGATTCTCCTATTTTAGATCTAACAGTGCCTTTAATTAGAAATGTATATTTTCATGACATAAAGGTCTATCAATTAGAAGAGGTTAGAGACCTGACAGAACTTTCCTCCCTGCGTGGACTCACTTTAAATAAGTTTATTATTGAATATGACTATCATAGTATAAATAATCCAAACCCATATTATACATAAAAAGGCTGATATAATAGTTTAGAGAAAGCATTAATAATGCTTTGATAACTTAATATAGAAAAAAAATTGAAAAAAGGAGTTAAAAATGGCATATTCACGTGGTACGTCTACAAATATTATCGTAGGTGCAGCAGCAATTTTCGTTGCAGACTACAAACTTACACCAACAGGTGCAACAGCAATTCCATCATTTAGTGCTACAGAGTCTTTCAAGTCTACACTTTCTATAGATCCAGACTTTACAAATGTTGGCTATACAATGAATGGTCTTGAATTGACCTTCACACCAGATTTCGGCGAGGTAGCCGTAGATCAGGTTCTTGACGTTGCTAAACTATACAAGCAGGGAATGCAAGTTTCTCTTGCTACCGCTTTTGCCGAAGCAACATTAGAAAATTTACTTCTTGCAACCGCAGGAAAAGATTCAGCATTGACTGGAACAAAAACTACTTCAGCAGGTCGTACACTTCAACTCTCAGCAGGAGATATTGGAGAAGTACCACTTGAGCGTGGTATTGTTGCATGTGGTCCAGGAACTGGTGATGGAGATCGTTCTGACTCAGTAGAGCGTGTATATGTTGGATATCGTGCTCTTTCAATTGAGGCAGTTACAGTTTCAGCAAAGCGTGAAGAGGCTTCTATGTTTGAAGTTTCATTCCGTATGCTTCCAGATGATACAACAGCAACATACGGTAAGATCGTTGATCGTACATGGTACGATGGATCTGGCACCAACTATACTACCGCATAAATAAAAAAGTAAACAATAACCCACTCTCATAACGGGAGTGGGTTTTGTTGTTTTATGCTAAAATTAACTAATGGCTACAAAAGTTTTTAATGTTTCAGAAATTATATTATTAAACGGTCAAGCGCTATCTTGCTCTCCTTTAAAAATCAAGTACATGAGAGAGTTTATGGATATCTTTGTTCTTCTTGAAAAATCACAAAATGATGAAGAAGCCATAGATGTTTTGTTAGAATGTTGCAGGATATGTATGAAGCAATACAGTCCAGATTTGTTTTTAGATTTAGACGAACATATTGATCTTAATACCCTATACGATATTATTGAAATTGCTGCGGGGATTAACATAAAGCCAAAAAATAAAGAAAACGAAGACCCTGACAAAAAAGAAACAAAACCAATTAAAGATATTTCAAAAGATAAAGATCAAGGTTGGTTTGATTTAGATTTAGCCAAATTAGAGTCAGAGGTTTTTACTCTAGGAATATGGAAAAACTATGAAGAGTTAGAAACATCTCTTTCTATTCCAGAATTAATGCAAACACTGTCTTCAAAAAGAGAATTAGATTATGAAGAAAAAAAATTTTTAGCAGCAATTCAAGGGGTAGATTTAGATGACAATAAGGATAAAAACAGGGGACAAAAAGAATGGGAAGACATGAAAGCAAGAGTCTTCAGTGGTGGAAAAACAAGTGATGGCAATGATGTATTGTCGTTACAAGGTGCTAATGCAACAAGGGCAGGGTTTGGTATTGGAATGGGCTTAGATTACGAAGATTTAACTAAAAAATAAACCTATTCGTGATATAATTAACTAACTTAACAAAAGGAGAAACAAATGGCAACAGCAGCACAAGCAGCAACAAAAGCGGACGAGAATGTAGTCGTTCTAATTGACGGAACAAAGATTTCAGTTAGACCGCTAAAGATCTCACTACTCCGTCCTTTTATGAAGAAATTTGAGGGTATTGCAGCAGTAGCAGAAGATAACGAGAAGTCAATGAACATCCTTATGGAATGTGTTCAAATTGCTATGCAACAGTACAAGCCTGATTTGTCAGAAGACCTAAAGTCTCTTGAGGAAAATCTAGATTTACCTACAGTTTACAAAATTGTTGAAGCAGCATCTGGAACAAGTATTTCAGATAATGCTTTTATCAATATATAAAATAAAGTAAAGAGGTGTTATGAGTGGCTGATGTACAATCGAATATTCAAGTTAATCTTGATGCCTCTCAAGCACTTGCACAACTAAAAGCACTTCAAAGACAACTTGCAACTTTTCATTCTTCAGTTGCTACTACAAGTACTGCTGCTGCAAAAGCGCAAGCAAGTTTACAAAGCAATCTTATAAATTCAGTAAATGCTACTGGAAAATTTGCAGCAAGCCTTACAACAATAAAAAGTTCTGCTGATAGTTTTACTGACTCATTAGAAAGAAACAAGTTTTCCACTAGAGAATATTTTAGGTATGCTAGTGGTGCAACAAAAACATTTGGAAGACTTTTTAAAACAGAATTTGACACAATTGGCAAGGTAGCAGAAGAACGTGTTAAAGCAATGCAAACCCAATATATTAAAATGGGTAGAGATGCAAATGGTGCAATTAAGGCTATAGCCGTAAGACCTCTTGCACTAGACATGGATAATCTTGCAACTAAAACTGCCCTTGCTGCACAAAAACAACAATTGTTTAATCAATTAATGAAACAAGGTTCTACAAATCTTTTAAATTTTGGTAAAAATACTCAGTGGGCTGGTCGTCAGTTAATGGTTGGTTTTACTGTTCCATTAACAATGCTTGGAATGACAGCAGGAAAAACATTTATGGCATTGGAAAAACAAGCAATTAGGTTTAAACGTGTGTATGGAGAAATGTTTACAACTTCTGGAGAAACAGAAAAAGCATTTAGGGAAGTTGAAGCGTTAGCAAAATCATTTACAAAGTATGGTGTTGCAGTTGAAAAAACAATGGAAATGGCTGCAGACGCTGCTGCCAGTGGAAAAGCAGGTGCTGAATTAATGGCACAGGTTGCACAAGCAACAAGACTTGCAGTACTTGGCAGTGTTGAACAAGAAAAGGCTTTAGAGACTACTATATCGTTAACAAATGCATTTGGCATAGAAGCAGACAAATTAAAAGAAAAAATTGATTTTCTTAACGCTGTAGAAAACCAAACAGTTTTAAATATTGAAGATTTAACTATAGCAGTTCCTAAAGCAGGACCAGTTATTCGTCAACTTGGTGGAGATGTTGAAGACCTTGCATTTTTTATGACTGCAATGAAAGAGGGTGGCATTAATGCTTCAGAAGGCGCTAACGCACTCAAATCTGGACTTGCATCATTAATTAACCCATCAAAAAAAGCAGCAGGATTTCTTAAAGACTTAGGTGTTGATATTAATGGAATTGTTGAAGGAAATCAAGGTAACGTTAAAAATACTGTTATAGAATTTGCACAAGCATTAGATACTCTTGACCCATTAAACAGATCAAGGGCTATTGAACAATTGTTTGGCAAGTTTCAATTTTCAAGACTTTCAACATTATTTCAAAACGTTACAAAAGATGGAACTCAAGCATCTAGAACATTAGGTTTAGCACAAAATTCTGTACAAGAACTTGCAATTCTTTCTGAAAGAGAACTTGCAAAAGTAGAAGAAGCAACTGGAACTAAGTTTAAAAAATCATTAGAAGATTTAAAAGTTTCACTTGCTCCTGTCGGAGAACAGTTTCTTAAAGCACTAACTCCAGTAGTAGAATTTATTGGAAAAATATTAGAAAAATTTAATGGATTGAGTGATGGTGCAAAAGCAAGAATTACCAAATTTATTGCTATTGTAGGTCTTATCGGCCCAGCAGTTTTAATGACATTTGGTTTAGTTGCAAATGGTGTAGCAAACCTTCTTAAATTATTTATTACTTTGAGAAAAGGATTTTTTGGTCTTGGAGGACAAAGTAAAATACTTGGACAACAAATTCAATATATGTCTTCTGAACAAATTGAAGCAGCGACAGTTGCTGCCTCTCTTGATCAAGCACATTCTAAATTAAGGCAAACATTTTTACTAGAGGCTGCTTCTGTTAATGCGCTAACAACAGCATATCAAAAAGGAATGGTTGCAGCAAATAGTTTTGCAAGAACAAATCCAGGAATGATGAAGCCAGGACTTAGACCAGGTGTTCCCAAAAAATTTGCAGATGGAGGTTGGGTTCCAGGAACGGGAAATAAAGATACAGTTCCAGCAGTATTAACTCCAGGAGAGTTTGTTGTAACAAAAGATGCAGCACAAGAAAATAAAGGATTTTTACAAAGATTAAATAAAGGCGGATTTGTTTTACGTGGTGATGGAACTGAAAGAAATCCTTATGCTGGAGAAGTAAAGGGTGGAACAAGATATGATCCAACATTACCAAAATTCCGTGTAGGATCAATAGAATATGCTAAAGCACTTGTTGCAAAACAAAAAGCACAAGCAGAAAAGAAAAAATTATTTTTAGGAATGCCTAATAATTTTAAACAAGTTCAAGATGTAAGACAACAAGATGCAGTATTAGATGAAATTAATAATGAAGTTAAAAATAGTAATCTTAATAAAGTTAAACCAACAAATTTTGGAAAAATGGTTGCAGAATCAAGTGGAAGAAGTTTTCCAGTTCCTGGAATTGGCGGTATTTATGAAAGACCAGATGGATCTAAAGTTTTTGTTAAACCCTTCTTAGATGAAAAATCTGCTGTAGCAGAAATGCGTGGAACAAAAATTGCAAGAGATGTTCATGGATTAGTTTCACCAGATCAAAAGTTAAGTACAATGATTGATCCAAACAATCCAAATAGAAAATTAATTGTTTTACAATCTGCATTTGATCCAAGGTTTGCAGACATGACTGGAGAATTTACAAAATCTGATTTTGTTAAACAGGCAGTTGCTTCTGTTATTAGAGGAGATAAAGATTTATCAAAATCAAATGTATCTGGAAATCGTCTTCCCGATGTGGGAACTGCTGGAGTATTTGCAACGGCATCTGCAAAAACTCCTGGACAAAGACAATTTGGAGGAATGTTACCAGTAAAAGATCAAGCAATGGTAAACTTCTTAGGAGTTAATGGCGGAGCAAAAAGATACTTTGCTGATGCAACAAGATCAATAGCACAATCAATGACTCCTGCACAGTATGAAAGATCAATGATAGAAGAGTTAAACAGAGTTCTTCCTAAATTAAAATCTACTATTGCAGGTTTTGGCAATCTTACTCCAGACGAAAAAGTTGCTTATGCTGAAATGGTTCAAAGAGTTGAAGACGCTAAAAAAATTAATTGGAAAGAAATTCATAAAGTACACACTGAAGCAAAAGTTCCAACAATTAAAAAACCAAAAATTAAAGCCAGTGAAAAAACAGGAGAACGAGGTCACAGGGTTTCAATTAAAGATCCAGCATTTAGAAAAATACTAGTTGCTAGGGGATTTAAATTAAGAGGAGAAACTCAAACTGGCAACAAAAATATCTCTGTACAAGACAAACTACAGTCTCTTCTTTTGTCAGAAAAAGAAGAAAAAATACCAGTAACAGAAAATCAAACAGAAAAATTACATCTTACAAGTGGAAAAAATTCAGTTTTCCATGCTCCTGGAACTAATAAAGCAGGACACAAAATTGATAGTGGGTTTACTACTATAGGAAATCATGGCTATAACTCTCTTAGTGAAAATTCTAAATATAAGAATCTTCCAAGTCCATATCCTTTTAGTATTAAAGAAGCACAATATGCTGTAGAAATGATTGAAAAACAATTAAAAGTAGATACAGAAAAAGGATATGAAAACTTAAAACCTCCATCACCACCGCCAAGTAAAAAAGAAAAAGAAGCATTTTCAAGAGAAACTCGACAAGCAAGGCTTGCTTTAGCAGATCTTAAACATAATTTAAAAGAGTTTGATACTGCTCAAAAATGGCAAAACGAACAACGACATAGATATGCAACTGCAGGGGCAATGTCTGATGGCAAAATTGGTAGTGACGCATATAAAGCAACTTACGAAAGATTAGGAAAATTATGGGACTCGGCTGTAACAAAAGGAGGAAGTACAGCACAAATAACACAAGCGCTAGTTGATGATAATAAAGAGTACTATAATCGTCTTACTTTAACACAAAAAAACGAAGTTGATTCAAATACAAGTGATAGACGAAGTACTGGTGGAAAATTATCAGATGCTACAACTCATATAAGGGCTTTACCTAATAAATCTAAAATTATAATGTCACAACAATTAAAAAATTTAGTTGATAACCCTGAAGAAATGAAAAAATTATTAGCAAAGAGTCAACGTGACACTAAAAGCATAAAAGATATTAAAGAAAAAAATAAGGCTATACAAGAAAAACAAGTTGCAAGACAAACAATAAAAACTTTGTTTGATGAAGCACAAAATTTAAATGACGGCAATAAACCAATTTTTTCAAAAAACAAAAGAGGAACAGCAATTGTTCCTGCATATAATACTGATAGCGGAACTCCAAGAACAAAACAAGAAGGTGGAGGAATAAAGGCTTTTACAAAAAATATGCGAGGAGTTCAGTCGCAATCAATGCTTAAGTATATGAGATTTAAATTAATGGCATCTGGTGGCTCAGTTCCAGGGTATGGAGAAAAAGACACTGTACCAGCATTACTAACACCTGGAGAATTTGTAGTAAATAAAGCAGCAACACAAGAACACGGTCCAATTCTTGAAGCAATGAATTCTGGTAATGTTGAATACAGAGGAGACGGAACCACTCTTACTAGTTCTGAAATTAAACAACAAAGAAAAATTAAAACCCAAGCCGAAATTACTAGACGTGCAAAAATGGCTGAACGTAAAATTCAAGCGGATGCAATAAGGGAAGAACGTAAATTAATTGTAGAACGTGAACAAATTTTAAAACAAACTTTAGAAACAACAAAAGCAGATGCTGATTCACAATCTAAAGCACAAGAAAAAGATAGAAAATTACAAGCAAAAAATAGAGTAAGTCAAACCACTCAAAAGGTAAGTGGAGGTTTAATGATGGGTGGTATGGCACTTGGAATGTTAGGTGCAGCAGCCCCAGAAGGTAGTGGAATGCAAAAGGTTGCATCTGCAGTAGCACCACTTGCAATGGTTGGATCAATGCTGATTCCAATGCTTGGAACTCCAGCAGGCGCAGCAGCAGCAGCAATTCTTATTCTTGCAGGCGGACTAGTTAAACTTAGAATGGATTTTGATAAAGCAAATGATGCTGCTTTAAAATTGGGTGAATCAACAGGAGCAAGTACAAAAGTTATTCAAGGATTTGCAGAATTTGCAAACACTATTACTGGAACAGAATCAATGGACAAAACAAGAGCGGTTGCAAAAGGAAAAATAAATACTGCCCCAGGCAAAACTACTTTTGGTGAAGCATATATACAAACTGAAGGAGGAAAAGAACTAATTAAATCTTTTGCTGATATAGCAAAAAGTAGTTCAATGAAAAATGTTGTCAATAAACTAAGAACACAATTGTCAACAGCAGTTTTATCTGGAGCATTAAATGCAGATCAGGCAAGAAGCATTGCTTTAAATATTGGTGAAGAGTTAGGTAATCAACAAATTGGACTTCAAGTTTCTGGACAATTATTAAATTTATTTGGAAAAAATGGAAGCAATGTTTTAAAAGATGGAATAGAATTACAAGTTAGTTTAATGGCAGATGCAAGCAAAACAAATACTAAATTGGTAGATAGTCTTAATCAAAAAGGTCGTAGTGGTTCAGGATTAAAATCAAGCACAATAATGTCAGGCTTTGGCGCACTAGGTGCTGGACTTGGAGTTGCAGGAGCAGCAGCACTTGGCGCTAAAATGGGTGGGACTATTGGCACAGCCGTTGGCGGTCCACTAGGCATGGGTATTGGCCTTGCTGCAGGCGCTGCCATCGGTGTAGGTTTAACATATTGGGCACAAAAAAATAAAAACAAACAAATAGGAAATTTAGCAGGGGCTGCAGTTGCAAATACTAAAGCAATGATGGAACAATCAAGACAATTAAGAGATCAATATGAAAGAGAGTATTTAAAAAGAAAAGAACAATTAGAATTAGAAGGAAAGTTTGGAAAAGTTCGTGAACTAGAATTAAAATATTTAGATGATAGAAAAAGGTTTGATTCAGGACAAGTTGCACAAAGAGAACAATTTATGAAAGATTATGCAAGCACTAAAGGAAATAGCAACGCAAGGGGTGCTATGGATACTTCTTTAGATAAAAGCATGACTGATGCATATAAAAAAGATCCAATTGGACTTGCAATGGTTGGAACAGCAAAAGATAGTCTAAACCAAGCATTAAGAAATAAAACAATGACTCGTGAACAGGTTGCATTGGCTAAGGCAAGTGTTGGAAGTAAAGAGTTAGATCCTTCTGCTTTGGTAGGAGTATTTCAAACCTTTAAAGATCAAAAAGATATTCAAGCAAATATGACAATTTTAACTCAACTTGGTGGAGATGAACTATCTGCATCGCAAAATATTGTAAGTGCTTTTATAGATAAAAATGGAAAGCCTATTCCAAAACTTCAAAGTGAGTTTGTTGCTAAATTATCAGGACTAAAAGGCAAAGAAGCAGATGATTTTATTACAACATTTCAAGGAATTACTGCAATGTCCGGATTAGGTATTAATATTGATGTTGAGGCTGATTACGTTATGAAAAATAAAAATGTACGTGATTCACTTTATGAAGATATTACTGCAATTGAAAAAACAAAAGGAAAAATTACTTCAAAGATATTAACAGTAATTGATTCTGAATTTACAGGGGTTCTAGCAGAAAATCCAAAATTTCTTGATACCTTGTCAGCATCAGATAAAATAACATACAGTAAAGTAATTAGACAATTCATTTCAATTCCAGATATTGAATTACAGGCTGAGGGAGATTTTCTTTTATGGCAAGCAGAAAATAAAACAAAACTTGAAGGTGTTTCTATTGGAAGACAACTTGATATGTATAGACAATCAATGGGTGAAAAAGCAGTTACAGCATCAACTCCTTTATTTAGTGATCCAGCAACCCCTAAAAAATCTGGTGGTGGAACAAGATCTACAATTTTTGACGACACATTAAAAAAACTTAAACAAGTTCAAAGATCAAGCGTTAATGCAATGGGTGGAAGACCAGAACTTATAAAGCAAATACTAGGAAAAAATGCAATTGGATATGGTGATGGAGAAGGTGTTGACCAAAAACTTCTTAAAGATAATAAAGTAAGTAATGAGTTCTTAGAGTTTGTTGATTCTCTTGGTCCAGAAGGAATACAAAAAGATTTAGGAAAAATTGTAACAATTGGTAAAAATGGAATTGCAACTCTTACTAAAGCAGGACAGGCATTACAAAAAGCCTTCTCAATTACACAATTTGGTGAAAACATAAAAAACATACAATTGCAGAACCAAGAAATTAAAAATAGAATTGGTGCGATGAGAATTTTATTAAGATTAGGATATGATACTGCAACTGCTACGCAAGTTACAGCAAGCGCTGCTAATTCTCTTGCTATTAATACTAAAAAAATACCTGTTCAAGTTTTAAAAGACTATTTAGCGAGTGTAAAAGAATTAAACAAAGAAATAAATAATGCACAATTAACAGATGATGTGGCGCATGAAAAAGGAATAAAAGGAGATATTGCAAGAAATGAAAGTTTAGCAAAAAGAGTTAAAGCACAAGAAGCATTAATTGATGGTCAATACCTTTTACAAAAAGTAAGTTTAGACATACAGAAAGCAGAAAATGATTATGGATTAGATTTAATTGCAAGGCAAGAAGACAAAGTAAATCAAGTTTATGATGAACAAATAAAAGCCTTACAAGAAGTTAACTCTCTTGCTGAAAAAAATAATGCGTTAACTTCAGAAAAAATGTCAATTGCGGATGCTCTTGCAAGTGGAGATATGGCTGCTGCAAGTAATGCAATGCAAGCATATAGAACTGCAAAAATTCAACAAGTTGCAAAAACAAGAGAAGAAGCATTACAAAAATCAAAAGAGAATGCAATTAAAAGTATTACCGTAATTAACAGCAAAACTGGCAAAGTAAGCACAAGAAAAGATTTAGAAGATTCAAACAAGGATGTAAGTAATACACTAGCAGATATAGATGAATTAAATAGATTAGCCAAATTAAAATTTAGTGACACAATGAAAGCAATGGTTGGACAAACCACAGCCCAGATAACCGCATTTGCAGACATTGCTCAACTTTTTGTTGATGCATATGGGCCAGAGGCTGCAAGTAAAATGGCGGGAGGCATATTTGATACAGTAGATGGAAAATTAAATGCAATTGATGGAGTAACAAGTGAGGTAATTACCAATACAGAAGAGTTGATTGGCCTATATGATGAAGCAAGGAAAAAAGCAGAACTACTAGGATTTTTAGGAACTAATTTAAGGAAAGAACAAGATGCTAAGTTAGATGCTAATGCAAAAGCAATGGATGATTATGCAAAAGCATTAGGGCTTTATTTTGCTGGATTGGGTAAAGCACCAAAAAAACCTAAAATGCTTGATTTGTTTGATTCAAAACCAGACACAAAGTCAACATCAAAAACAACCGCTAGCCCAGGTGGGGTTGGAGGTACTTCTGGAGGTACTTCTGGTGGTACTTCTGGAAGCACTGGAGTTGGTACACCCGCAGGATATCTAGGAATTCCAGGTCTTAACGTAACGGTTGCTACTCCATTGGCAGAAGTTGCTAAAATAACAACCGCTATGGCAGATCATCAAACCAAGTTATCAGACATTCAAAGCAACAAAGACAAAGCCCGTCAAGATGAATTAAAATTGATGGCAGAAGCAAGTTATGCAGCAAACAATAAAATAACAATTGCTATGGCAGATCATCAAACTAAAGTTACAAATGAAAATAAAATGAGAGCAGCAGAGGCTCTTGCTGCAGTAAAAGCAGCAGAAGCACATGCAAAAACAAATGCAGATGCAGGAGAAAAAATGAGCCTTAGAGTTGCAGAAATAAATTCTGCTATCTCTAATGCCATGACTGTAGTAGGACAAGACAGATTAGCAAGAGTTAAACAACAAGAAGCAGAAGCAGCAGAATTAGCCGCTGCATTGAAAATTTTGTCTGAAAACAGAGATGCAGCCATAGAAGATAAAAAATCTTTAACTGTGCCAAAAGCAATTTCAATTGTAAAAGAACAAGCATTTGCAGCAGATCGTATAGCAGCAAATAAAATTATTGCAGATAAAAATGCATTAGATGCTAGAGATGCAGCAGCAGCAGACAAAAAATCTTTAACTGTGCCACAGGCAATTGCACTTGCAAGAGAACAAGCAATTGAGCAAGATAGAATAGCAGCAAATGAAATACTTGCACAGGCAGCAGCAGCGGCACAAGCAGCAAAATTAGCAAGAGAAACTGGATTTAGTGAAGACAAAAAAGCAACAGGTCTAATTGTTGCAAATAAAAAAACAGCAACAACAAACAAAACTTTAAATGCACAAGAGTTGGCAGCAGCAAAACGTGCAGCAGATGCAGCAGCAGCACAAGAGGCTGCACGTCTTTCAGTAGAAACAGCAAAAGCAAACGAACAAAAAATAGCAGATCAAAAAGCAAAGGCAAATGCTAATGCCCAATACCCATCATCAATAGCAAATGCTATAAAAACATTTGGAAGTATATATGGTTTTGCATCTGGTGGAATGATTCCTAAATATATGGCAATGGGTGGTATGGTAAGAATGCCTTATGCAGAGCCAGCACCTGCACAAAAAATGAATATGGGCGGAATGGTTAGACAATATATGGCATCTGGTGGCCTGGCTCGTGGAACTGATACTGTACCAGCAATGCTTACTCCTGGAGAATATGTTATAAATAAAAATGCAACACAAAAATTTGGCCCATTGCTCAGTGCTATTAATTCCCCAACATTTAAAACCCCAACATCTTCTAACTCAAATTTTTCAGGTATTAATTCTTCAAGCAGCATAACAAGCACAAATAATTCCAAAACCCTGTATAATTATAACCTTAGCGTTAATGTTTCTAACAGTAATGCAAATCCAAATGATATTGCACGAACGGTTATCAATCAAATTAAAATGATTGAAGATCAAAGAATTAGGAGATATTAATGGCTACTGCAGCATATACCGCAGGAAGAAAACGTTTTGGAAGACCACAAGCCATTATCTGGTCAGAAAATCCAGGTACATTACAAAATGGAATCTACGTTCCAGACGGAATTGAAATAGGTGCATACACAACTGCTACTACAAATTTAAATAAATTTTTAATCTTGTCTGATCATAACAGAGCACCATTAGATTTTAAAACAGAAAGAATTGAACAAAGACAAAGAATGATTAATGGAAACATGAGATCTTTTCATATTGCCGATAAAAATACAATTAGCACAAGTTGGAGTGACATACCTTCAAGATCTTATAGTGGAAGACCAGACTGGGTAGACTCTACTGGTATAACCACACAAGGGTCAGAATACACCGCTGACGGGGGTGCTGGCGGTGTAGAAATGCTAGATTGGTATGAGAACCATACTGGATCATTTTGGATGTTTCTGTCGTATGACAAGTTCAATAACTTTGCAGATGATTTAACCGATAGTAGATATGCACATTTAGACCAATACACTGAAATTGTTGAGGTTTATATTTCTGATTTTTCATATACCGTTACAAAACGTGGTCAAACCAATCATGACTTATGGAACGTGTCGGTTTCTATGGAAGAAGTATAGATGTTTCTTGATACAAACTTAAAAACCCATTTAGAAAATTCTACAACAGTTGAAACCCGTTCAACTATTTTAGCAGAGTGGAATATGAATGTTCCAGATAATATTTTTAAATTAGGAAATTATAGAAATAGAGATACAAAAAAAGTATCACTTTCGTTTGATGCAAATGATGTTGGCAATTTATATACGGGAGCAACAGATGCTGATATTGTTATTGATAATGGTTTTACTAATGACGATCAGCCAGCATTATTTTCAACAGTCAAAGAACAGTATGCAGGCCTTTATTCTTTAGAAGATTGTATTAAACCATTTAGACCAAGATCGGGAATTAATAAAGCATTTTACATTCAAGGAAGATATCTTCATAATTTTAATACTAACTTAATCAATAATCAAACTTTTATTGATTCCACTGTTGGGGCAACTAGTTTTTTTACACAAAGACCAAGATATTATGTAGGCTCAAGATATGATGAGTTTAAATATTGGACATCATTTAGAACAGAAAAAGAAAGTGATGCATCCTTTACTACAACAGAACGGGGCATATCAAAAAAATCTGCAAATAATCAATATCCAATTGAAGATGCTGCGCCATTTGTAGTATATAAAGAAACTGTTCCAGCAAATCGAATTGTTGTCAAAATGCAAACACATGTTGGAACAAAAGATCTTGGTCCTTTCAACACTGCCACAAGTCCCATCGCAGATCCACTTTATGGAAATGAAAATAAACAAGTTCCTATTGTTTGGCGTATTGAGTATTTAGTAAATAATTATTGGATCTCAGGAAAAACTTTTAATGCAAACTCTTTAAGAGATGATGCAACACCTATAATTAAAGAAGATGGATATGTTGAACTATCTTATGGCTTAATTCTTCCAAATGAATTTAAAACTAGGTTTAGACATGTTGAAAAAATTTCTTCAATTACGGTACGACCAACAAGATCAATTGATGGATATGCCTATTTACTTTCTTCAAGCGCAACAGATCAAGGGGTTTATCATGTATGGAATGATACAACAAAAGTTTATGATACATTTGTACCAGAGTATGGATGGCAATTAACAAATTTAGATTTAACCAAAGAAACAAACTTTGTTACAGATTTTACATCTCCAGAATATTTTATTAAAAACAATCAAAGGGTATACCGTGAATTTCAATATATTCAAGGTATAAGAGTTGTTGCAGAACAAATGAACAAGTATGAGGCCACATTAGATTTAATTGAAATGTCTCCAAGACTAGTGGCTAATATATCAAATAAAACTATTAGTTATTCCGTAACTAAACAGTTGTCTGATCTTGGCAATGGCTCTTTGCCAGTTGGACAATTACTGGCTTCTACTGGAAACATATCAATATTTGATGAAGATCAAGCCTTTAATGAAAACAATACAAATAGTATTATTGCTAAATACGTTACTAAAAATGTTAAGTTTAATTTTTATGAAACATTTTTAAATGTAAGTAACAAAAATTATAGCGTTCCAATTAAAACATTATATGCAGAAGGAATGCCACAAGCAGATGTAACTGGAGGAACACTTTCTTTAGAATTAAGAGATTTTTATTTTTATTTTGAATCAATAACAGCACCAAAATTATTTCTTACAAATGTATCTATTAGTTATGCAATATCAATTTTATTAGATTCTGTTGGTTTTAGTAACTACATTTATAAAAGAATTGAAGGAGAATCAGACCCAATTATTCCTTATTTTTATGTTGGCCCAGATACAAATGTTGCAGAAGTTTTAAACACTTTGGCTACTTCAACACAAACAGCAATGTTTTTTGATGAATATAATAATTTTATTGCAATGAGCAAAAATTATTTAATGCCAACAGCAACACAAAGATCAACAGACACTACTTTGATTGGATCAAAAACAAATGAAGATATAGGTATTGTTGGGAATAAATTAATTACTGGTAAAAAACTTCCTAACATTATTGCTGTTGCATCAGAAGATAAAAAAATATATAATGATGGCAAAATTAATTATAAAACACGGTACATTGAAAAAACATTTTCTGCATTTGGTGAACAA